ATTGTACTCACATACGGCGGGGGGCTTTTCACCCAATTCCTTGACAGCATCCTCGAAAGTCTTGATGCGGTCCATGATGGAAAGATTTTGTTTACTCATAATTTGAAATTTTGTTTATTAAGCAATTATTATTTGGTTGCGAAGGCATCGCAACATATTGAACTGAATCGTGACATTTGCTCTCCCATATCAATAAAAGACTTGATTAGAGGAGAGAAAGGATTATTAAGCCTTTGCTCATATATGGATAGTTGCAAGAACTCTGCCACAGCCTTTTCAAGACGGGCACCACGAGACAAATTGTAATCCGACATCAAATAGATGCCTTTACACGTAGAGAGCACCATACAATCAATGAACACCTGAAGCCGATAGGGTAGTCTGTTGAAAACAGGTTGGAACCAGCCGAACATCGTCGTAGGATTGACAGGTTTCACCCATCCAGCCTTACGTAGCGTATCAGCTGCTTCAGCAAAGCGTTCTTTATAGTCACTGTGTCCTGTGATAGGACCTGATATGTAGATACGTGGTTGTTTCATTTTATGTATTTTCAAATACAATGTTCTTGTTTTCCGAGTCGTAAGATGAAAGTACGTTCGTCTTTCGCTCCCCATTCTGGCTTTCCATAACCTACACCCAATCCATCCAGTTCAAAAAACATCGTTGTAGAGGTATAAGCCCGATGGAAGCAGACATGTGTGTATGGCTTAAAAGTAATGACATTGGCACCACCTTCAATCGTGGCTTTTTGTACCAAACGCTTTATCCAATAAGGAGTCATGCGACGGTATTCTTCTTTCTTGATACCAGCGGCTATCATATCATACCACTTATATCGTAGAACCAGATGTAATACTTTAATCTGCATGTAGATGTTCAGGATTCGCTTCACGGTAGAAGCGGTTAATAGATTCCTTCCAATGAACAGTAATCCCTTCATGGTTGGCCACCTCCGTCACCTTATCCACAAAACGGTCACACTGGTTCCAATCGTAGCGTTTAGGAGAGTATGGAGAAAGTAATCCGATACGGATTTCAGGGCAAATATCCTTAATGGCAAAAATCATTTCGAGAGAAGCCACGAAGTCTATGACCGGCTCAATGGATGCGAAGGTGGTGATTTTAATATCATGCAACTTACGCATCACCTCAATGCGCTCACGGTTGGATGGAGCACCAGGTTCCTTTTCATCATGGCCTGTCAGCGTGAAGCCAATACGAAGCAGATGGCGATAAATGAAGAGATTACTCAAAAGCATGTAATCATTAGCCCACCAAGTAGCCTTCGTGAGTATTTGAACAGGCACGCCATGAGACATCGCATAAGATGCACATTGAAGCGTGAGGTCGATTGTCTCGTGTAACATGGGATCAGTAGCAAAAGAGAAGAAAATGCCACCATCAGCGATGATAGAGACGCGATTAGCGTCCAATTCCTTTCGGAAGTTCTGGAATGCTTCAGCCAGTGTACGTCCTGCTTTCTTTTCCAAAATCGGAGTATTGCCACCAAGAGACTTCTTCAGGAAGCCACGTTTAAGATAACAGTAGGTGCAACCATGCGAACAACCTCGATAGAGATTGCATCCCCACGGAGAGTATTCGAGGGCAGGGCCATCAGGCCGATATATAATACCTTTCTTTTTACTCATTTTTCGTCCTATTAAACATAACTATTATTATCATGCGATAGTGTCAGAACGTCTTAAAGTCCATTTGACCTATATTTTTCTGTAAGATTTTCATAGATGTGGCCACATGGCCAGAGAAATCAACAGTAGCAGGATCGGCGTAGGCATCCATTGCATCATAAAGAGCATCATGTATGGGTGTTGCATAGTGATTGACATATCCCATACGCTCCTTAATGAGCGCATCCATCTTTCTCTGATGTTCTTTATGAAACTTCAGCATCACCATCGCTCGACATGCCTCCGTTCTCAGATCGAGGTAAGAGAGATCTGGAAACTTCTTTTTAAGTTCGTTATTGATAGAGAAATATAGGATGGTAAGATCTGAGGATGACAGTTGCATGAATCTGTCCGTCTGTGTCTCTATTTGCTTGATATGTGATGGTTTGAGATCTTTAAGATATTGCCCCCTCTGTTTCTCGAACATCATCTTGACGGTACGTGACAGTTTTTTCAATTCAGAGATACGATAGTGAGCTGCCAATTCAACAGTCTTAAAAGCGAACCTCCAAGAGAGTTCAGTAATAACCAGTGGCGCATACGCTATCAATAAGTTCTCCTCACGGGTAAACTTATGGAGGCGTGCCTGAACGTCTGCGTGTATTTGTTGGCGAAAAATCTCTTCTGGAGTATGCCCCCCCTGGATAAACAGAGGAGCTGTTTGACGCGGATTATTAGAAACGACACCAGAAGATGATGCTTCTAACACCGTGGCAGGACATGTCTGATGAACATGCTGAGTTACGAGACGGCCATCTGCACGCAGAATAACACACTTATATCGTGTGCCATGCAGAATTTGTTGATGGCACAGATCACAAGTGTAATCCCTGCGTGCGATGGGTGTTGTAGTCTTAATAACAGTCATTATCGTTGTTTGTCTTTTTGTAAGGCTTTGTGCATTGCGCGAGCTGCTTTTTCGTCACCTTTGCAAAATGTAGCTGTAAGCATCTGGATTTGTTGCTCATCGAGGCATTTGCGGCAATACGGATGTGATGGAATGTCGGGGTCGATATTCGGCCAAAACGCCACAGCCGCGTTACCACAAATGCAGCATTTACATTCAGAAGCCTTTAGAATCAACCTCTTTGACATAATTGTTCAATCTTGATTGATGATGTCTTTTCACCTCCATCATCGTCTGTATTCGCACGTCATCAGGGTTGGTATTATACACTTCGAGATCCCTCCACCAATGCTCTTTACCCTGTTCAATATACAACGGCTCAAGCACAGGATTAGGGTCAGAAACCTTCACTATCCAACTCTCAGGAATGAAACCCGTGAACGAGTTTTCCACGCGCCATTCATTCTGAAATCGATAGCACCTCTGATCATGTCTTTTACCATTTTTCTTTCCGTTTTCACAGAAACGAATAGTGCGATAATTGCCACGGTGCATCGCCGCCATACATTGAAGGAAATCTTTGTCACCACACGAGTGAAATTCACTCTCAAAATAAAGCGGCCAAATGTCACGCCGGAAGAAGAACCATAACGTATCACGCTCCAAGTCATCCATCTGTTTGATATAACGAACTACTATCTCATGCCAGATGTGTTGACGAAGGTGAGAACCGCCCGCGAAACCCTCCACGGCGCAGAGGAAATCGCGCCAATCAAGACACATGGTAATCATTCTACTACTCTTATTTATCCGCATCAGCAGATACGGTAGTTTCTTCTTTTCTTTCAATAAGTACCCCTTCGTCGGTGCAGCGATTATACAGCGTGCCATGATACAAAATCATAGCACCCACCTGACGGCGTAGTGCCATCTGCTTTTCATCAGACCAAGACTTGAAGGTGTCAGAGGACAGGAATTTCAGCGTTTCACGAAGTCGAGTGCGGATAGCATTCTCCTCAGACTTCATCACCTGTTGTTCTGGATTGAGTTCAGCGAATGGAGGTTGAATACAACTATCCACTTTGTCAAGAATAGATATGGCTTTATCATTGCCTATCTCTTCAAGAAAAGCCAAAATCCCTTCTGTTGTCACCTCCTGCTTGTGAATCGTAATGGATAAATTATGTTTCTCCTTTTTACGGGTTACATCAAAAACAATCACCGTCAACAAGAGAATCAACAAAATGGCTTCCGTCCACATTTGACCAAAGAAATGTTCAGAGACCATCACAGCGACAATCACAACAACTGCAATAAGCAGAGCTTTTAGAATGTAGAGAAATGTTTTCATTGTTTATTGAATTAAATGGTTGGGTAAGCTATGAGCAACCTCTGGAGGAACCAAGAGGCATATTAAACCAGTTTTGCCTTTTCTCCACCATAAATACGCATGATAGGAATGATGGCATCGTGTATCAGTTGAGCGGCTATTTGAGCGTTTGGATGCGGTTTTCCAGTCGATCCAACGAGACGAAGGCCCATGATATGTTTCCACTCAAAAACGGAATAAGTGTAAACAACACGTGTGGCCGTATCAAGCGGAAGAAAACCACGAGCATCTTGTGCCGGCAATCCGAGACGAATAGCAAAATTATAGGCAACCTCTCCGAACTTCCATGTAATACGCGCCAACAATCGTTTAGACCAATGGGCACACTGGAACCAATGTGGCGTACATATTGTGATACCACCCTTCTTACCAAAATTCACAAAACGTGTTGACTGTTCCGCGATGTTGTTTGGTGAAGTACGATTCAATTCGCGAGAAGTAGATATCTGCGTTGTCACACAGACTGTATAACGAAGTACGTTAAGAGCCATCGGAAAACTGTGTTCCTCTACCTTCTGTACGAACTCACTTACCGTTACCTCATATTCATTCAGTTCCTCCAAATACTTCGGGTGCTCCATAAGGAACTGTTCATTAGTCGATACAAAATAGATACGTCCCTGGTGCTTTATCTTCTTATAGACACAAGCGACGAATGGAGAATTAGTGAGTACATTACAAATCCATTGTGGGAACTTCGGTTCAACATTCTCCACCATGAACACAAAATATCGACTGGCATGACGAAACATTGAAAGGTGTCCTTTCTTGATGAGTGAGTCACAGAACACTTCAGGTGTGAGAGAGCCTGTTTCAGAAGCATAGCAAACACGAGCACAGCGAGCCACATGTTCATGCCAATCTTCGGGTTGTTGCCATAATTCGGCAGATGGTGTAATTGTTTTCATATATAAATTGAGAGTTATAATTAACTTTTAAGTGTTATGCCATAGTCAGCGCAGATGGAGAAAAACGTACCAATGCCTATACGATCTGGTTGCTGAAGCGTATTAAACTTCTGATCACAAATGGATGGATTGTATTTCTCACAGATGGCCGAAACCCGATGAAAGAATTGACGACCCCAAGGTTCTGGAAGGTTCGCCAGCGAGAAACCTACCCGAAACCAGTCGCCGTAATCGTTAGTGATATCTACATGATGCCGTTCCAGTTTCTCCACAAGAATACCCACCTTATTCACCAGGTCATCCGTACTTTCAGAACGAGGCGAATAGACCGCTGCCTTTGGTGCCAACATCTGTTGTCCGAGGTCTATACCTGAGTATGGAATCGCATTGCTGTTTATATAAGGATCTGCATCATAAGAGGCAAATCGAATGCGGGTAACATCACCACATTGTTTGTCTATTTTGATGCCAAGAGCGGCATAATCACGAAGGAGAGCACGGAACTGTTCTTTATGATATTGCGGATAAGCCAATGGAATAAGAGCGAAATAACCTGTACCAGAGCACGACTGCATCAAAAGAGCCACTTCTGGCCGATGTCGAAGTGTACGTAGGATAATCTTCATATCCGCAAGACTCTGATTGTCCTGAAGGTCAATGTCTATACAAAGGAAGCCTGTATGCTGAAGTAGATGTGCCGTGCGACGTGACACCCATTCCTTCGCCATGAATACTTCCCCTGTACGCTTATTCACCTTCTCCGTTTCCACCTCACGCAGTTCAAAGAGACCAGATAACGTAGCCCCAGGGAGTAGCGTTTTAGTCTGTTTGTATTCATCGCGGGCCTTCGCTACCTTTGCCCCATATTGCGCCACCATCCCACGCAGCTGATCCACCACCGGCTTCCATCTGTCTGTGAGGCAGAAGTCGTGTATGGTCATCTGCTGAATGACCTCGCCCGTCTCGCGGTCAACAAAGCGACCACTGTTGTCATGGGCATCTGTATATATGGAACAAAGGACGTTGAACATACCTTATTATATATATGTATATCAGTGACGGGCGTATTTACCCCAATGATGAGCCTTAGCCCAACCCCATTCTATAAGGACATTAAAACAATAGGTGACGGCAAATCCAGTAATGACATGCAGCTTCGACCATATCAAGCAACCAATCCCAAGTCCGATAACAGCTATAATCGCCTGAGCGGACACTTCGATTCCGTAGTCCTTTTGGAAATAGCGTTTACGCCATTTCCACTCCTTTTCGGAATCACTGTCACGGAAGAACTGCCACGACACCAATCCACCAGAAAGCATCGACGCGAGTATGGATCCTGCGAGTACACTATACCCATGCAACAAGGGAACGATCTGATTATAGATAAGCACGACCATTCCAAGTATCAGCCAATTTAGGACGAAAAAATACTTATACATTGTTTTAATCTGTTTGAATTACTGATTTCAAGTGCAAAAATAAAGGTTTTATTTGGATTTACAAAACAATTTCGCGGTTTTATTCTGATTTATGGCTAATTTTTAACACTTCAGAGCGTTATTTTCGGGTTTTGGTATCCATTTTCGGGGAAAGAAAGTTATTTCACCATTCATCAGAAACAGATTTATCCCTTGACTCTTCTTTTTTCCTTGCAACTATGACTACAACCGATTTCGGTGATGATTTTTACCAAGTGTAAAGTTGCAAAAAGATGGGGAAAGTTGGAGAAAAGAGAAAATTGAATTATGGAAACTATATGGAATACAACTATATTTATAGGTAAAAAGTTATTTTACCCTATTTTTCAATAACATTACGCATACATGAGAAAAAATGAATTAGAGGAAAAAGGCACAAAAAACCAAATTCGCCCACATTGTTGCTTTCATATTTCCTCCACATAACTTACTGAACAACAAAGAAGAAAGCAGAGCTTTCGCATTATTGCTCAATTACTTTCGAGGTACGGGGTTTCCCCGTTCCCCTAAGAAGATTCTGACGCAAAATAATTTGGGAGGTATGGAAAAATCCACCATTTTCTCCTTTTGACGGGCGAAATCATGCGGAAAAAGCGTTATCTGAGGGATTTTCAGCGACAATGATGCCATCCTTTTGGGGACTTTTAGCGTCTTTTCGGGGAAAAAGAATACAAAATGAAGTCCAAATAGAAGATTTCTCCAGAAATGTTTGGCGGGGCGAAAAAATAATTGTAATTTTGTACCCGAATTAAATTGTGGTATTATGTGCCTTTCTCTATACAAGAGAAAGGAAAGCGCGTCTCTTATGTTTAGGCTGGCGCGATGTGGGTTTAGATACCTTTGGCGGAGGCGTGCCTAACGGCAGCCTCCGAATGAAATCCAACGAATAAGAAGATTGAAAAAAGATACCAGCCGCCGTGTTACGGCG